ATAGTTTAACTTCCGATGAAATTTATCTGGATGGAAAAATTATACAAGATTATTCCGAATCTATAGGAAACAGAGTTTTGTTAATAGATGATATAAGTAATGAATTTAATACAAGACTACCAGCAACTTTTGTAACATCATTTAATATCTAACTTAAGAAAAAATGGCAAAAATAAGATCTCAAAAATTATTTTTAAATGCAGTAGATACTAGGTTTAGTGGTAGAAGGCAATCCAGCATTGTTGGATCCTTAACAAATGGAACAGACCTTTTCATCAACACTTATGCTAAAGTTTTTACTGAAGACGAACTTGGTAGTTTTGATGTAGTTGTTCAACCTAACGGGCAGAATACTCTAGATTTTTTCCCTTTGGACGGAAGAGTAAATGAATACAATTATAGCTTTATAAGCTATAATATAATGCAAAATATTGTTGATGTAGATTCAACTTCTATTGGAGACATTGTAAGTATAGGTTCTTCAAATTCTTTTTTGGGACTTTCTTCCGGAACTATAACAAAAATACCTACTGATTTTACTTCTTCAAAAATATTGGTAGAGATTTCAACTTCAAATAATTTTTATGAATATACTGAAATAACTTTAGTAAAAGATCCTAGCACTAATGGAATTATTATTTCTGATTTTGGAAAAATAATTTTTGATAATGATACTACAGTTGCTGGTTTAGGCACTTTTGATGCTTATGTTTCAGGATCTTCAATAAATTTAGATTTTTTTCCAGATAGTTTATCTATTGGTGAAGTTACTACAAATACGGTCAATATTTCAATTGCAAATACAAACTTTAATCTTGAAGGATCTATTCCATTAAGATTTGGAACTTTAAAGTCAGTAAAAACTTCAATATCTTCAAGTCCGTCTCCTATAGCAACTGTTGTCGGATCTTATGACGAAAATTTTGAATCTACTTATATAATTGCTCAAGTTACCGATATTGATACTGGAGAAATAGAATTTTCAGAATTATTTGTTGTAAGTAATAATTTAGACGCACCTTTTGTCGAATATGGAAATTCTGTAACTTCCGGATTTTTAGGATCTTATAGTACTAATGTAATAGGATCAACTACTCAAATACTTTACACACCATTACCAGGCACTAATGTAGAGGTTGTACTATTTTTAAATGATTTGTCTTCAGTAGAGTTTGGTGGTTTTCCTACAGATATTGATCTCGAAAATTCTAATGTAAGTACAGGAATTGCCATATTTGGTTCTGCAGACAAAACATCTTTTGATTTAAAATATAGAGGAGATTTTATATTTGAAAAACTTTTTAGAGGAGATCTTCCTTCTATAGTTGATGTAGATGATGATATAATTAAAATTCCAAACCACTTTTTTGTTACCGGAGAGCAAGTATCGTATAAAACAGATATCTTCAACTCTTCGAACACATTTTCTGCAATAGGAATATCTAATACTACAATTGTTGGAGTGGGTATAACAAATAAACTTTCTGGAGAACTTTATGTGTATAAAGTCGATGAAAGTAGAATAAAACTTGCAACTTCTGCTGAAAACGCTCTCGCACAGATTCCAAAATTAATAGATATTACTTCAGTTGGACTGGGAAAAACCCATTATATTGAATCAACAAAACAAAACCAAAAGTGCATTATAACTATAGATAATATAATTCAATCTCCCATTAATGTAAGTGCTTTTGGAACCAGCATTCTTTTAAATGATTTAGTTTCAAATACTTCAGAGACTACTTTAAATTTGCCTAGCATAAAAGATTTTTCTGCTGGAGATTTTATTAAAATAGATGATGAAGTATTAAAAATAACCTCTTCAAATGAATTAACTAATTCAGTTGAAGTAATCAGGGGGTTTTATGGTACTGGAATATCATCGCACACTACAAATACCTTAATAGAAAAAATTGAAGGTAATTATAACATAGTTGGAAGTAGAATTTATTTTGGAGAAGCACCTTTTGGTGAAGATGTTTTAAGTACAAATTCTCTAGGGAGCGTTAATATTGATGGAACAATAAAGTCTTCTTTCCATGGAAGAGTCTTTATGAGATCCGGAATTCCTGGCAGTTCTGAAGAAACATATAAAGAAAATTATCTTTTTGATGATATTTCGGATCAATTTAATTCAAAAGATAAGGAATTTATATTAAAGTCCAACAATTTGGATGTACTTGGAATTTCTACGGACAGATCAATTTTATTGATAAACAATGTAATTCAAATTCCAGAAGATGACTTTTCTTTAAGTCAAAATTTGACAAACACTACTTTAGAATTTACGGGAACTGCATCTTCAATATCATACGATCAAAATAATGCTTCTATTCCTAGGGGAGGAGTTCCAATTTCTATAGGTTCTTCAAATGGATTTGGATATCAACCACTAGTTTCAGCAGGAGGAACAGTTTTAGTTTCTACTGCAGGAACAATATCTTCAGTATCAATAGGAAACAGTGGTTCGGGGTATAGAGAAGGAATACAAACATTAGTCAGAGTTGGAGTTCAGACATATAGTACTGGAGTTCCAAATATAGAATATATTGGAAATGCTACAATTTCTGGTGGAAGTGTTGTTGGAGTAAGTATAACAAATCCAGGATCAGGTTACCTTCAATCAGATCCTCCAAAGTTAATCATAGATTCTCCTCTATCATATTCAGACATACCTTTAATATACGCAAACGGTTTTTCTGGATTAGGTACGGAAGCAAAAATAGACGTAGTTGTTGGTCAAGGGTCTAGTGTTATTAGTTTCAATATTAAAAATTATGGATATTCATATTCTTCAGGAGATGTTTTGACTATAGAAACTGGAGGATTGACAGGAATTCCTTCAGACTTATCTAAGCCATTTGAAGATTTTTATATTAATATAATTGATGTAGTAAGGGACAATTTTTCTGGATGGTATGTGGGGGGACTAAAACTTCTTGATGATATAAGTTCGGAGTTTGATGGTGAAAGAAAAACATTTTTCTTAAAGGATAATGGCAACATATTTTCAATTTTATCTAAAAAGGGTTCAAATATAGATTTAAAATCTGTAATTTTAATCGTATTAAATGACGTTATACAGGTTCCAGAACAATCATATACTTTTTCTGGAGGAAGTAGAATAACATTTAAAGAACCTCCCAAAAAAGGAAATTCTTGTAGCATTTTATTCTATAGAGGAACAGATGGAATTGATGTTGTTGATGTTGATATTGAAGACACTGTTAAAATTGGAGATACTTTAAAAATAGTAGGAAATACCATTAAATTGATAGAAAAAGAAAGATTGGTTCAAGACATATTATCTCCAAATTCTGTAGAAACAAATACATACTCTTCTGAAGGAATATCCCAAAATTTTGAACTTTTGAGACCGGTAACATGGTGTAAGCAGAGAGAAGATATTAATATAAATGGTAATAGTGTCACAAAAAATAGGCGTGAATATGAGTCTAGGATTAATCCCACATGCAATTTATTGAAGAGTGTTGGAGTTGGAGAAACAAACATATTTGTAGATTCTTTAGAGACTGGATTTAATTATAAAAATGAAAATCCAACATCAATTTCATTTATAGACCAAATTGAAATAATAGAAACAGCAGATAAAAATACTGCTATAGCTACTGCGGTTGTTTCTGCTGCAGGAACTATATCTTCAATATCCGTGAATTCTCCAGGATTTGGTTATTTGGAAAATCCAACTATATCAATTTCAAGTCCTGTTGGTATAGGAACCTCAGGAAAAGCTACTGCAGTTTCTAGTATTTCCTCAGGATCTGTGTCTTCTATTATAGTTGATAATCCTGGATTTGGATATACAACTTCATCTCCACCGACAGTATTAATAGAATCCCCAAGATTTAAAAAAGAATATCTAAAAGATACAAAATATCTTGGAGATTATGGAATAATTACTGCGATACAACCCGCTTCTGTAGGTTTTGCCGTAACTGGATTGGCATTTGATCTTTTTATACCAGGAAATTCGCCATTGAAAGACTCCAGATTTACGAATCCAACTATAAATGTTAGTAGGATAAAGGAAAATTATTATTTAAAGGTATCAAATACTAATATAGGAAATACTGTAGATTCTTTAGATGAAAATGGTTTTCTTATAGGAGTAGGAACTGTTTTTCTTGACAATGTTTATCAGGTAGCATCTGTAGGAATTCATACTGTTGACGTTTTTGGTTACGACTCTTCTCCATCATTAGCAAAAGAAGTTGTAAGAGTTGTTGTTAGTATAAAGGATTATAAGTCTATGACCGGATTTGGTAGTGACAGGTATTTTGGAAACTTTAGCTGGGGACTAATAGAAACTGATTCTGTGGGATTAAAGACTTCATTTGAAGTTGGAACATCAAATGGAGTTGTAGGTCTTAATAGTACTCCGACAGTTAAAAGATTAAATCCACTGAAGACAAGTTCTTACACAGTAATATAATAAATAGTTCTAAAATTTTTAAGATAAATGTCAGCAATTATAACTGATCAGTTTAGGATAATAAATTGCGAAAATTTAGTAAATTCTATAGGATCTACTAATTCTTCATATTATACTTTCGTTGGATTGACAAATCCAGAAGATTATAGTCCAGATTGGGACAATCTTCCAGAATCTCCTGTAGACTCATTTAATTATTCTAATGACATATGGGATACAATGGTAACTTTGAAAAAGATTAATTTCAGTGATGACGTAAGAAGAGTTGTTAGAAAAATTAAATGGACTTCAGGAACAACTTATGATATGTACAGAAATGATGTCAGTAGAGAATCAGATAAGCAATCCAAACCATCGGGACAAACTAGTTTATACAGTTCAAATTTTTATGTTATAAACAAAGATTTCAGAGTTTATATTTGTTTAAATAATGGAACAAATCCAGATAACAAAACTGGAAGACCTTCTCTGGATGAACCAACATTTACTGACTTAGATCCAAGAACTCCTGGAGATAGTGGAGATGGGTATATTTGGAAATATCTTTATACTATAAATCCAAGTGAAGTTGTAAAATTCGATTCTTTAAATTATATACCCGTTCCTCTTGATTGGAATAGTTCTGAGTATTCTTTGGTTAGAGACTATGCAGGAACCAGTGGACAATTAAAAATTATAACTATCGAATCTAGGGGAAGTGGGTTGGGCGCACCAAGAACATATGCTGGAATAGATATTATTGGTGATGGTACTGGAGGAAAGGCAACAGTTGTTGTTGGTGAAGATTCCACAGTAGAATCTGTCACTGTAACATCTGGAGGATCTGGATATACTTTTGGATCTCTTGATTTATTGTCTGGTGGATTGGTTTTAGGGTCTGGATCAGTAAAACCAGTATTTAATGTCATAATTCCTCCACCAGGAGGTCATGGAAGTGATATATACAGAGAACTTGGCGCTAATAATATATTAATTTATAGTAGAATTGAAAATGATGTATTAAACCCCGATTTTATAGTGGGAAATAAGGTATCTAGAATTGGAATTGTAAAAAATCCAACCAAAAATTTTTCTAGCGAATTTTTGTCTGAAGATAAAGTCAGTTCAGTATATGCATTAAAACTTGTTGGAATTACTAATAAAAACGATTTTGAAAATGCTACTTTTGCAGATAATCAAATTATAACTCAAACAATTGGATTGGGTGTTACTGCTGTCGGTAGAGTGGTTTATTATGATAATGCTACGGGAGTTTTAAAATATTGGCAAGATAGAGCTTTAGTAGGTTTTAACACCTCTTCTTTAGATTTGGCGCCAGAAACTCCAGAATATGGATATAAATTAAATAGGTTTACTTCTTCTCCAGAATCTGGAGGATCTCTTCAGATAAGTGGAGGAAGCATAAATCTCCAGATAGATAGTGGGTTTACTGGTATCACAACAGTCATAAATAATAACACAACTTATAATCTGGGACAAAAATTTGATTCGGGCATTTCTCAACCAGAAGTTGAAAAGTATTCTGGAGACATTATCTATATTGATAATAGACCATCAATAGTTAGATCTGCCAATCAAAAAGAAGATATTAAGGTTATTTTACAATTCTAAGTAAAAAATCATGCCACAGGAAACTAATTTAAACGTATTTCCATATTTCGACGATTACGATCCGAATAAAGATTTTCATAAAGTATTGTTTAAACCAGGTTATCCTGTTCAAGCAAGAGAACTGACAACACTACAGACAATCTTACAAACTCAAATTGAAAGGTTTGGAAATTCTATCTTTACTGACGGATCCAGGGTACTTGGAGGACAGTTATCCTATAATAATAGACTAGATTATGTTATCGTAGAAGAAGATTATTTTGGAACTAACGTTCAGACATATTTAAATTTTCTGAATGGATCGGTAATTGTAGGTAGAACATCTGGAGTGAGGGCAGAAATAAGTTCTTATCTTCCTCAAGATTTATCATATAAAAATTCTACCACAATTTATGTAAAGTATTTGAGTCCAGGAACTGATGATGCCAGAAGTGAAAAGTTTTTGGACGGAGAAGTATTAGAAGTAGAAAACAATGTTCCAGATTTAAATGATGATGACGAAGATGGTATAATAACCGATGAAAATGGTATTCAACTGTTTTTATCTGCTGGAGAAGGATTTGCTTTAACAAAAAGTTCAAATTCTACAGGATTTGCATCGGCAGCAACCATAGAAACTGGAATATTTTTTATTAGGGGATATTTTGTAAGCGTTGGGTATTCTAGTATTTTATTGGACGCCTATAGGAGCAAAGGAAACTTTAAAGTAGGACTTAGAATATCAGAAGATATAATAACTTCTGATGAAGATTCCACCTTAAATGACAATTCTAATGGATTTTCAAATTTTGCTGCTCCTGGATCTGACAGATTTCAAGTATTTGCAACTTTAGATAAAATTGATCTAAATGACTTAGAAACAAGTGATTTTATTACAATAACAGAAATAAGAGATGGAGAAGAAATAACTTCAAAAAATCTTAGTCAATATAGTGAATTGGCTACAGAATTTGCAAGAAGAACTTTTGATGAATCCGGAAATTATTATGTAAAATCTCCAAATTTATCCTTAAAGGAGACATTAAATAATTACAAAGGAAATAATGGAGTATTTCCTCCAAATAGAGAAACTTATAATGGAAATGTTCCAAGTGAAAGTTTGGGAACTTACATAATTTCCCCAATGAAAGCATATGTTCAGGGATTTGAAATTAAGACTATTGGATCAACTTATCTTGATTTTGAAAAGCCCAGAACAACAAAAACTTTAGAAAACCAAAACATAAATTATTTTACTGGTCCAACATTCACCCTTAATAGGGTTTATGGTGCTCCTAAAGTAGGATTTTCTACTTATTTTGTAAGTCTTCATTTGGATAGAGTAGGAAATAATCAAGCAATATCATCAGGAAAAGAAATAGGATTAGCAAGAATTTATGATTTTGCTTTAGAGTCTGGATCGTATAGTACAGCGAATCCTGATTCAAATGAATGGGACATTTCTTTATATGATGTTCAAACTTACACTGAAATAACTTTAAATGAACCAATAACTTTAGATACTCCCACTTTTATTAAGGGAAATTCTAGTGGAGCAACAGGATTTTTAAGGTATGATACAAATAATTCGGGAATTATAACTGCTTATAATACAAGTGGCAAATTTTTAATAGGTGAAACTTTTGATTTTGACGGCATAAAAAATACAAGAATTTGTAGAGATGTAACTGCATATGGTTCAAATGATGTCAAATCTTTGTATGGTGTAGTTGGATCTGGATTTACATTTACAGCAGACATAAAACAAAAGTTAGGTCTTGATGTAGGATTTGTTTCTATTAGTTCTGAGTCACTTGGGAAGAGCACAGTATCTTCGGCAGATTTTGTTTTTTCCGGTTTAGTAAAACCAAATGATATAGTAGCATTTACAAATCCAGGACAAGAATCTCCAAATTTTGCTAAAGTTTCTAGCGTAAAATCTGGATCCCTGATAATAGAATCTGTAGAAACTGTTTCTGGAGTTTGTAGTGGAATTTTACCACAATCTCAAATAACTCCTTCAGATTTTAGAATTCTTACATCTTCATATCAAAGATCGGAAGATAATACACTTTATACACAATTACCAAAGGCAAATGTAAGCAATGTTGATTTATCAAATTCTGATCTTATTGTAAGAAAAGAATATGATGTAATAGTTACTTCTGGTACTTTCACACAGTCTGCTGGAGATAATTTAGTATTCTTGCCTTATGATGAAGAAAGATATTGTCTAATAAATCAAAATGGTTCTACAGAAGAATTAACTGCGGACAAGGTAAATACCACAGCTTCTTCATCAATAACAATAAATGGACTGGAAAATGATGGAAATGCTAAACTAATAGCAACTCTAAGAAAAACAAATATAAAGGAGAAAGTAAAAAATAAAAACACAGTAAATTCTATTATAGTATCAAAATCCAGATTATCTGGTTCAGGAATTGGAAGTACAACTTTAAATGACGGACTTGAGTTTGGAAATTATGCTTATGGAACAAGAGTACAAGATGATGATATTTGTCTAAATCAATGTGAAGTCAATAAGATTCTTGGAATATATGAGTCTAGTGACATATCAAATCCAAGACTACCATCTGTTATATTTTCTAGTCTTAGTGGTCCATCTGGGACGACAACAGATTTATTAATTGGAGAAGAATTTATTGGATCTGAAAGCAATTCAATTGGAGTTTTTGTAGAAAAAAATAGTGGATTGAATATTGGATACTCTAAAGTTACTTCTGCACAAATAATTCCAGGAGAAATATTAACATTTAAAAAATCTGGTATTAGAGCAGTAGTTTCAAATACTGTTGAAGGGAGTGTTGATATTACCGAAAATTATAAACTAAATACAAACCAAAAAAATACAATATATGACTATTCCAAGATAACACTAAAACAAAATAAAAAACATCCTACTAGAAAAATAAGAATAGTTTTTGAATCTTCAAGTTTCTTGTCAACAGATTCTGGAGACATTACAACAAAAAATTCTTACGATCAATTTGAGTATTGTGATTTGTTATCCATTAATGGAATAAGAACTAGTGATATTATCGATATAAGACCAAGAGTTCCAAAATACACAGTTTCTGAAGGAACCAGATCACCATTTGAATTTTTAGGAAGAAGCATTAGTGATACAAATAATTCTTCCAAGTTTATTTTAGCATCCGACGAATCATTCTCTATCAATTTTTCATATTATTTGCCAAGAATTGACAAGATTTTCTTATCGAAAGACGGTAAATTCCAATTAAGTAAAGGAGAACCTTCAGAAAGTCCCAAAATACCCCAAAAAATACAAAATTCTATTGAAATAGCAAAAATTGATCTTCCTGCTTATCTCTGCAATATTAAAGATGCAAAGATAACTTTGACAGATTATAAGAGATATCAGATGGCTGATATAAAGCGTCTTGAAGATAGAATTAAAAATTTGGAGTATTATACTTCATTAACAGTTTTAGAGTCTGAAACTGCAAATTTACAAATAACTGATGCTGATGGTCTCAATAGGTTTAAGTCTGGATTTTTTGTAGACGACTTTTCTACAACAAGAAATCAAAAGAAATCTGTAGGATCAAAGAATTGTATCGACATTAAAAATTCCGAGTTAAGACCAGCACACTTCTCTACAGAAATTGATTTAATTTTGGGTTCAAGTTCTCTTTCGGGAATAGGTACGTCACCGAATCCAAAGGCAGATGCAAGATTTGTTCAGGATCTTGTGGGTTTAAATGTAAGAAAAACTGGACAACTTCTAACCTTAGATTATCAAGAAGTTCCAGAAATAATACAACCATATTCAAGTCAGGTAACTAATGTATCTGCATATTCTTCATCCTTCTTTAATGGTACTTTAGAACTATTTCCATCTTCCGATGTTTGGGTAGATCAAATTAGAATAGAACCAAAATTAGTTAATGTTGAAGGTGATTATGTAAAGAATGAATTAGAGTTGGAAGATGAAGGTTTTGACCAACAATCTGGGTTCAGCCCAACAGTTTGGAACTCTTGGGAAACAATATGGACAGGTGAAGTAGTAAATAAAACTTCAGAAGAAGTTACTTTGGGAAATCAAATAATACAAGAAGACTATGAACAAGTAACAAAAACGGGAACTTCAACCAGAACAGGAAAAAGAAAGATTTTAAAGGAAGTTTTTGAAAATACTTCTTTTGGAGATCAGGTATTAGATTCTTCGGTAATTCCATATATAAGATCAAGAAATATTGAATTTACTGGAAGAAGATTAAAGCCATTTACTCAATTGTATTCTTTCTTTGATGGTTTAGATGTTACAAAATATATTATGCCAAAATTGATACAAGTAACTATGCTTGATGGAACATTTGAAGTTGGTGAAGATGTTGTAGGATATGCTGGTAAGGGTTATACACCATCCTCAGGAATTGGAAACAAATCTTCAAGAAGATGTGGACCACTCATTACTTTTAGAGCTAGAGTAGCTCAAATAAACCATAAATTTGGTCCATACAATTCTCCAACCAAAAAAGTTATAAAGAATCCATACGACAGATCTACAAATCTTCCAGACACATATTCTTCAGCATCTTCAATATTGAATATTGATACATATTCTCTGGCAAATAAACCTCAGGGAGAATATTATTCTAAACCAAACATTGGAATGGTATTAATTGGAAGAACTAGTGGAGCTACAGCAAGAGTTACTTCTTTAGATCTATTTACAGATCAAGTTGGTGATGTTATTGGATGTTTGTGGATACCAAATCCAAATGTAGATGTTAATCCCAAATTTGAAGCTGGAACTAAAATTTTCAAAATAACAAGCAGTTCAACAAATTCCCTCCTTGAAGGAACTGTAAATTGTTCTGCTGAAGAGTCTTACTATTCCGAAGGGAAAGTAGATACAGTACAAGAAAATATAATTGTAACTAGAAATTCTAGAATTGAAACAGAAGACTTCATAGAAACCTCCCCAGCTACAGAAGTTGGTGACAATGAACTTGTTGAGAGTTCAGTAATAGGAACAATAGAACCTCCATATCAACCCCCAGTAATAATAGGAGATCCACTGCCAATTCAAAATAACGGAAGATATTCTTATCCAACTTCTACACCTCCAAAACCAACAGATCCAAAACCAGTTACTCCAGAAATTGTTGCAGATAAAGAAAAGACAAGAATTAATAAATCAGGAACAAGAGTAGGTGCTGGAGCAGCAGATAGATTAAATGATGCATTAAAAGATGCAAATCAAGATCCAATAGCAAAGCAGGGAATGTCAAACACTAGAGCAGAAAGATTATTTAATAAAGCAGTAAAAGCAAATCCAGCTGTTGCTGAAAAATATGACTTTGGAACTACTGGACCATCTCCAAATAATAAGTCCAATAACAAACCAAATAATAACAATAAACCTAAAGAGCAAAAGGCAGCTCTTGATAAGAGAGCTGCTAGAAAAGCAATTAGGAATTTTGGATAAACTTAATATAAATACTTAATAAAGATAAAAAATGAAATTATTAAATCCATTAGCACAAACATTCTATGTTGAACATAGTAATGGAATGTTTGTGACTTCAGTAGATTTATTTTTCTATGAAAAAGATAATAATCTTCCAGTAACTGTTCAATTAAGACCAGTAGAATTGGGTCAACCGTCTAGGACTGTTTACCCATTTGGAGAAGTTGTAGTAGATCCTTCAGACATTGACATTACAGAATTTGGAATAATTCCAACAACTGTTACATTCCCATCACCAGTTTATTTGGAAGGAAATAAATTTCATTCCATAGTAATATCTTCCAATTCAGATAAGTATCTTGTCTGGGTGGCAGAAATGGGTCAAATTGATACTGAATCTGATAATACTGTAGTTATTGATAAACAACCCCTTAATGGGGGATTATTTAAGTCTCAAAATTCTTCTAGTTGGGTGGAA